GTAAATTTCTGATAAGTTTTCTTTGTTTTAAAATTTTTTTATTTGTGTTGAACATCGTGGTGAGATTATTGGATGATTTCCTTTTTTCGGCTGGGGGCTTATTGATGTTCATACGATTCACCATCTTATTTTAAATAAAGAATAAAATTGATGAGTGTTCAATGGAAATCGAGACATTTGCTCGAGAGATTTATTCTCAATTGGGGCCTGGATATAGTGAGAGAGTATATCATAATGCGATGGAAGTTTTATTAAGGGAAAAGGGGATTTCATACGAATCTGAGCGAATTATTCCCATTCCATTCAGAGGTCATGTGATTGGAAATTTACGGGCGGACATCATTATTAATAATGAAATTGTTCTAGAGTTCAAGACTATTAAGACTCTAAATGACGCGGCGGAGTTGCAGGGTCAAAACTATCTTCATCTGACAGGTCTGAAGGTAGCGTATCTGGTAAACTACCCACCTCATCCGGATCGGGAGGTGGAGGTGCGTAAGATTCAAGCGCTACCATCAATGGAAGAAGACGAGCCAAGTTATGGTAAAACCTTCGAGATTCCGCATAATGTGTCTGCGGATTCATTACAGCCGCTTGAAGAATATCTTGTGCCCTACGAAGAAGTATCCGAGCTTCTTCGAGACAGTGCTGTACCGCTGGGTCATCTTGATTGATCGTCTCTAGATGAGGGAGTACGTGGTATTCCAACTCATATAGAGCGAGGAGTGCTGGTTCGTCGTTCATCGCTGATATCTATATTTTGTTTCATACTTAGGTGGAATTTCTAGATACACCGGGATACCCCCACTCGGAGGTTTCCTACAGAAATTTTTACATGTACAACGATCTCTTGGGTTTGTGAGCTGTCTCTTGTTCGCATAACATTTGAGTGGTAAGTAAACATCCTTTTTCAGAAATCGAATGATGCGATCGATTAGAATCATCTTATAATAACTTTTTACGAACCCAATCTCTATCTTTCTTAAATATCTTAGACAGCTTGGGATCCTTACGCCTGAAGAGGATCATGAGAACGTTGAGACGCCTAAAGAGACCTAGGGGTGGCTCTCCGGCTCGCACGACACGCATCAGCGCACGGTGTCGTGCAAGATCGGACTTTTCCCTAACATCTTCATAACCATGTGCACTGAGAATACCAGAATTGCTGAGGGGTATTATGACTTTATCTGGCATACTTTACATGTAGATATTTTATCAAAACATTTCATACATAGAAAATGTTCACATTTTCGAAACTTTACACATTCTGCGTGATCATTACAATTTGGACATTCTCGCGTTTTAAATTCTAGAATTTCATTTTTGAAACGCCAAAAACATGAAGTACACACTTTTAGTCCAGGTTTCACATTTTTATGACACACGTAATAGTTTGGGCAGTTCATATACCTAAACTGTCGGAATAAATTCCCATTTTAAATCGTGGCAAATTTTTTTCCATATGACATCTTGTTGATACAATTTTTCTTTCGATTTCAAAAGTGGAAAGTATTGAAGATATTCATCTTCACTCAAAAGTTCACAAAACTTGTAAAGAACATATGAATAACTGAGGAAATTCTTCCTCTCGGATGGACAGTTATCGTCAAATGGTTTTTGAATATCTTTGAACATTATACGTAGATACTCTTCTAATTCTTGTGGCATATTGGGAGGTTTGATACCATTTAGAATATTCGTGATGTATGGTACGTGTTCGTAGTATTTATTGAGTCTTAATTTTTTCAAAAGTCCTCTAATCTTTGTGTGTGTGATTTCTTCCAACTTTTTGATTTTCATCTTCTTGAGTTCTGAACGTAATTGTTCTATAACTTCTTCGGGAATTGACGTCATTTCTTGTGCTTGAAATTGAGACAACCATTCGTTGAAGTGATTTTCTCTTTTGTATGAATAATTGACAACTTTTTCTGAAGTTTCCTGTTCTTCTCTATACGTAAGTTCTTCACTGATAAGTGTTGCTATGATTGCACCACACGAGTCACACACGAGATCACTCGTGTCGTGGAAGTGAAGTAAGTTACTATCTGGACAAGTTTTACATTTTTCAGCTACTCGTTCTCTCGGTTTTGTTATGTTTTGTTTTTCAACTTCAATCAGATAGTCCGTAAAAATATCTTTTCTTTTAAGACCTACAGTCTCTTTTACATTAAAGATGTTGTCCGTGTTTGAAACTTCTTCACTTTCATCGGTATGTTGATTCATATAGGGCATACATTTCATAATGTAATCAGCCATTTCAGATTCATATTTATTTTTATTTTTAGGATCTTGTTTGATTTTTTCTGTCCATTCTTCTATTCGATTGTTATATCTACTTAAAAAATTACCTTCCATTCTTGTAAAGAAATGCTTATCAAGTTTTTAAGTAGTATTTTCTTCTTTTATAAATACCTTACCACACCGAGAGATTACTCCATCATTTCTGAAGAGATTGAATATGCTGTCGATCATGACATGAAGTATAAAATCGAGGATGAATTTTGGTTGAATGAAAGTAAAGATTGGGAAGATGAGATATTAGACGAATATTATGTTAATGCAACTGGTAAGAATTTTAGGCATACGATGATTCCACAGAATATTAAATGGATTATTCTTCGTGTGAGATACTACTTCAATGGTAAGCAGTACACGGCTATATCAAATGATATTGACTTTAAACCGGGTGACAATGAAGATAATTCTATGCATTTTAGCGTCCCATTCAATAGTGCGTGGGTGGTCGATCATGATGATAAACCAGTACGAAACATTACTGAAAAGGTGAAGAGGTATAGTGGTCCAAGAAATGATTTTCATGGACAAAAGGTTTCACTTGAACACTTTTTATATTATGATAGGGATGTTCTCGAAAAACAATTTCCCAAAATTATTATCAAAGGTACACTGGGTTTGCAAAAGGTTGTATCGACCTTAGAAGGCTTCACTACTGATCTTCAGATACCTTAGTCGCCAAATAAAATTTGAGCTCACCCAAATTAGCTACATTATACTTTAGAATCAAAAACCGATTTCCAATTTCCTGTATAATTTGCACAGACGCACACATACTCGTCGCCTTTGTAAAGATATTCAGATACTTTAGGCTGTACAAACCATTGATTGTAGGACTTTCGTCGGGACATTCAATTGTAGTCTCTTGGTTCGCAAAGTCACCTTCACACTTCAAATGAATATTTTTACCATCTCTGCGAATTTCAATGTCTGTGCCAATATTTGACATATCGCGACAAAGTCTCTGAAAATCGGCAGATGGAAGTGTGGTTATCGTCGTCATTTCAACCGCAGGAACTTCGATACGACTTTCGTTGATATCCAAAAGTTTGAGTTGAAATTTTGAATTCGTCTTTTTAGTCTCGCTAATAATTTCAATATCCATATATTCTTTCGAGTTGATAGCTATTTTCAGAACATCATTGTTTGTAATTGTCTTTAGAAGTTTAAATGTATTGGAAATATTAATACCCGCGACAATTTCTTCTTGTTCACAATGATATTCTTCAAAGTTATCAGCAGCAAGAAACATATCGATGAGGGATGTCCTGGCAGTATCTAAAGTGACCACATACATTCCATCTGGTTTAAAATAGATGTTCACATCGTTAAGAATGTCTTTAAGCACTTCGAATGTGGACTTAAAAGCTGAAGCTTGTATCGTCACGAGTTTCATATCTAAATTGTTTTGTGCATTACATCTTTAAATCAGTATATGCGACACCCTTCGACACTTCACGATTTATTTTTTCCTCGAGTTCTTTTGTCATTGCGGGCTGAAGAGACTTTCCGTATTCATCAAGACGAAACATGTCACTCATGGTGTCTCCATTATCAAGACTGGACATGGAACACCCGAATGCACCAATACTCGAATGTTCAACTTCTTTCTTTGGTAAAAGAGAGTCGAGCCAATTTTTAATCTCGTTTCCTACCAGAATTTTACCATTTTTCGTGAGCATCGTTGGGACGCGGTTGATCTTATTCCTGTAGTTAGGTGGTATACCCTGTGTATTGATGTTATGATAATGAACGAGTTGCTTCAGCTGAGGAACTTTGTTTATATATTCAATTACATCCATAGAGTGTTTACATCGGGGGCTGTAAATCAGGAGTGACATCTACTATGTATATGGTATTTAGTAAAAAAAAATTAACGCATTATAGTAAATATGAATTACTTGGTTGTGATCAGTCTCCTTTTGTTGGTGATTTTTATTACAACTTCTCGTGAATCTTTCACAGAGGCGTTTGGTTTATCAGGGTACAAGAAACCGGTTGGTACAATAAAGCTTGCCGACCCCAGACCAGACCTTTCCAAATATACTGAAGTTGAGGCGAGTGTCAATAACGACAACATAGAAGAGTTTGTACTCCAAGCCAATAAAGAAATTTCCAGGCGTACAGGTCTTTGTACTTATATCATAGAGACAACGACTATTCGTCATTACAAGGGTGAAGAGAAGGACATCTATGAATGTATGTTCATGGTTGTCAAGAAAGACGGCTTTTCTTTTGGTTTTTCGGTTGTTGCTTCCTATGAAGTTGAAAATAAAAAGGTTCGTCTTATCTCTCTCCGTTCTCAGCCCCTGGATGTAGATGTACCCAGTGATATTTCCGCTTTCACTGGTGATTCTGTAGGTAAAGAATTTCTTGACTATAAAATTGTTAAAGAAGCTGCTTCTCCTACCAAGGCTGAGTTGGATTTGGTAAAAAATAAATTACAGTAATTGTAATGATCAGCATCAATGATGTTACAAAAATTGATGAAAAGAGGAAACAGATACGAAAAGAAATTTACACTAAAATTTATGAACAATTTTCTAGCAAAATTAAACAATCTGTAGAATATGGTCATAAACAAATTTTCTTGACGGTTCCATCATTTCTCTTAGGCTATCCAGTGTTTGACAGAAATGCTGCGGCGAAATATATAGCCCGACAATTTGTATTAGGTGGATTTACTGTAAAACGAGTGAGTGACTATGACATTTACGTGTCCTGGTTTGTTCCGAAAAAAAAGAAAGAGAAGAAAGAACATGAGGAAGATGAGGGTGATTTTCCAAATCTCATGAATCTTAAGAAGATGGCTAATCAGTACAGGAGAAGTGCGTAGTAAATTCTCAATTTAAAACCCATTTTAATCATATGAGTGATCTTAACATCAGGACATCACAAAGAAATTGTACCAAATGTGATGTAGTGCAACCCATTGATATGTTTAAAATAAAGAACAAAAACAATCCCACAAAAAGATGTTCTTGGTGTAAATCATGTATAAATGAGTACGCAAAATTATATAGACAAAAATTAAACTATCCTGTGAGTGTTAGTGAAAAGAAATGCTATCGTTGTCATATTGTAAAACCATACACAGACTTTTCAATATGTAAAAAAGATACGACTGGTATAACGACTTTATGTAAAATGTGTTCAAAGGATCATAGACTTAAATTCATGAAAGATGTAAGAAACTTTTTGGTACAAAAAAGATCCGATGCAAAAAAGCGTTGTAAAACCAATGATAAGATTAATTTTGACATTTCAATAGAGGATTGGATTTTACAATATGAAAAACAAAAAGGTATTTGTGCATTGTCTGGATTAACTATGACTTGGGAATATAGTTCAGATGGTAACATTGATTTTTATTCAGCTGTTAAATATCCACGTAACATTTCGCCAGACAGAATTGATAGTAATAAGGGTTATACAAAAGAAAATCTACAATTCGTCTGTAGTAGAATAAATGCCATGAAAAACAATATGACAACTGAAGAATTTGTTAATTTTTGTAAAAATGTTGTAGAACATTCAGGGAAAATGCGTGAGAGTTAAAGTTTATTTTTGTGTAAATAATATATAATCATGTCCGACTCTCTCGGGATAATGGTTGAAGCGAAAAAGGAGTACATGGGGCAGATGTGTCTCATCATGTGCCCACCTATGATTGAAGTGTTTCAAGATATGTACAATGAAGCTGTGAAATTATCCAAGGGGCGCAAGGTTCTTATGATGTATCAGCAGCTTCTCAAGGAGGTTCCTAACTGGTCAAACGCAATGTCCAAGAACCACAGTGATAACATCACCAATCGTTGCGCTTGGTTTAGTGATCTTCTGGCAGCCGTGTTTGTTGCGTGCACGAAGATTCTCTCTTCGGTTCGTCTCAAAGCGGACAACAAGAAGATTTCTCTCAAGCTTCCCACCGAGGAAGTTTTCATTCAGACGTGCTACAACAACATTGCGAAAGACCTCTACAAAGATCCTTATATTTTCAGTGAGGAACAGAGCGAGTACTTGAGGGATGAGAAACTTACCGCACGTTTCACCATTGCGATTGAAAGCACTGTCAAAGAACTCATCCCAGTTCAACAAATTCTTCAAACCTATATGGCTCAAGAGACTAGGGATATTTCTCTAGATGGTGAGATTCAGGATGGTGTTGACCCTGACGTGTTTGAAGGTGATGCTGAACCCGAACCCGAACTTGAACCCGAGCCTGAATCCGATCCTTTTCCGGAACCAGAGCACACACCTGGCCCTGGCCCCGACCCCGAACCAACCGGTCTTGAGAATGAATTTAAGACAGTTCCCGGTGTTCAGGCTCCAATGTCCGAAACAGAACCCCAACCACCCCCTCAGCCTCATCCTCCTCAGCCCTCTCAGCCTCCCCAGCCTCAGGCGCAACCCGATGATGATGATGTCTTATTTGGTGATGCACCAGAGCAGCGTACAAAAAATCCCAGGTATTATTAAATGGAACTCTCCGACTATTTACGTGACCCGATGAGTGCTGCTCTCATCGCTGGAGGTATTACCGCGGCCTACATTCATTTGAAGGCGCACCTCAATAATGAAGGTAAACTTGAACTCAATAAATACACTAAACCCGCTGCCCTCAACGCAATCCTTGTATTTTTCATCGTTTCTGGTGGAATTGGGCAGAAAGAGGCTATCTCGAATGAGCCTTTTTAAACTTAAAGATTATACAATTAGAATAAGAAAATGGCGTCCGTTACTGCGTTTAACGATATGATGGGTCAATTTCTTGTGGAATTGCACAAGACTTTTCCAGAGGAAAAAGGCATTAAAAAAATGATGACTTCGTTCGATGTATTGAAGTCTTCCAATCCACGTCTCGTCGTCGATGCTTACATGAAAGGTGTTAGTCCGTATGCGGAAAAGATTTCTACCAAAGATGAGACATTTTTACTCAAGGAGATTGAGACAATCGAGTTCCTCAAAGACCTTAACATTAAATCGTATTGGGAGCGAATGTCTGCTAACACTAAGAGTGCAACATGGCAGTATCTCCAGACTCTATACATGCTCGGTACAACGATTACATCCATTCCCGATGATACCCTAAAGATGATTGAGGGTATTGCCAAGGATTGCGCCGACAAGATGCAGGATGGCGACGGAGAAATTAACCAGGATGCACTCATGAAGATGATGGGTAACATGCTTGGCAGCTTGCCCAAAAAATAAACCTCAATATATACTAAATGAAGGTCTGGTTCGAAGATCCCCAGCAGCTTATCAGGGCTGATCGGGTTTCCCAGTTTTGGCCCACTAGTGAGCAGACTCCAGAGGATCGCATCAACGCAGCCTCTCGTTTTATCATTTACGCGAGTTGTCTCATTTATCTCATTCGCCGTGATCCCCGCATTTTCGTACTAGGTGCGACTGTGTTGTCTGTTATTTACGTTCTTTATAAATCGAAGATGGTAACAACTACCGTAGGTTATACAGTAGACGGTGAGCCTTCGTGTCAGATGCCCACACAAGACAATCCCATGGGAAATGTTCTCATCACAGATTTCTCTGATGCCCCAAACCGTTTGGAGGCGTGCTACTACGCCAGTGTCAAACCATTTACCAACAACTACATGAGTGACAGGATTCCGTTAGATAGTGGACGTTCTCGTTCCCCCTTACCTAAATATTTGAGGAAGGGATTTGAGCGTCAATTTGTATCCAATCCCGTTACAAAAATACCAGGAGATCAGACGGAGTTTGCCGAGTGGCTTTACGGACCCAAAAACGGTCCAATGTGTAAGAGTGATACTAGGTATTGCAACCCCAACGCGCGTGGCGTTCAGCTCGAGGCATTTGCGGGTCTAGGTGGCGACGGAGACATTAGGGGTCCCCGAGGTGGAACATACAGTTAGATTAAAATTCTTATGTAATAATAAATGGCGTATCAGCTTCAGCCAGGCCTTTCTCGCGTTCAAAACAAGGGTGTTATCCCTTCAGTCAAGGCAACTGATGAAGTTTTCGTGTATCCCCAGCCCAGTACTCTCAACTGCGGTGGATGCCGCCCCAATACAATGCTTTATGGCACTGCCCCTTATATGGCGGGTAAGGGTTCTCCAGCCCAGTACATAGATACGAGTGACGAACTCCGCCCCCAAAGCACATCTCGTTTTAACAAGAACATCGTCCAAACCTATGAGCGTAATCTCTTCCCACTTTCTAACATGGAATGTAAAGTTCCTCTTCGTACCATGCGATATGAACCAGCGAGCACCCGAGCTGAGGTTCAGAACGGCCTCTTTCAGCAAAGGTACGCTAATAAAAATGTGGGTAAGAAGTAAGAATGGCTGATCCCATTTCGCTCATGGCTGTGGCCGGTTTAGTATATGCTGGTCGAACTTTGAGTACTAAGTCTGTTCCGCCTCCCGCGAAGGAAGCTGAAAAACCGGTAGTCAAAGCTCCCGTCGAAGTAGTAAATAACAATTTTGAACCCGTTCTAGACATTTCTCAAAAGATAGAGGTGGATAACTTTGGTGATATTACAAAACAGCAACGGAGTGGTGGTCAGGAGATTCTCAATATGCGCGATCGCATGTATGATCATGGTCGGATGAACAATTTGTCTCCAGTAGAGAAGCAACTTGTTGGACCAGGTCTAGGTGTCAGTGCAGACACCCCAGCTGTAGGTGGTTACCAACAGATGTTTAGGGTCAATCCTGTGAATGTTGGTGAATACAGGCTTACCACCCTACCCGGACGTTCTGGTCCAGCTATGGACATTACTGGTGGACGCTCGGCTGTCGTTGGTGAACTCACTCATAATAAACCCGAAACAACCTCTTTTCTTCCTTCTCGGCGTCCCACTGTGCAGGGTCGCGCTCAGGGTATGACCGGTGTTGTTCCCAGAAACGAGCACGAGAGAACCAAACGCACAACCAACCGATCTGAAACTGGGCTCCGGAGTGACGGATTAGGTTTCAATGGCGCTAAGCGTTACGTTTCTGCTCAGACCATGTCGCAGGATCCCACCCGCTTCAAGAGTGATAGAAATGATGTGCAGTACAACTATTACAACCAGCCTGCTCCAGGTATTTCTAATTTCCGTGGCGCATACGAGAATAGTGCTGCCTCTAAGGTTGCGGCTAAGACTAATGACGAACTCATGAAGTATGGTTTCCGTCCCGAAGATCGTCGTGGTAAGCCCAACCGCATGGGTAACGCTGGTCGCATGAATGTTCGGGAGAGTGCTCTTAAACAGGGTGGACGCCTCACGGCTGTACGTTCGGATACAACCCGTATTGATGGGCGTATAAATGCCGCTAACGGTGGATGGACTCAACAATATCAACAAAAGGCGTTTCATAAGTTCAACGCTTACAAGGGTCATACAAACCCCAACACGTCTAATCTAGACATCGCCAAGCGTCAGCTCCAGAACAACCCACTCGCTCATAGCCTTTCTGGTTAAATACGTAAAAATGTAAATAAAAACATTCATTAAAATATTGTGCCTATATTTTAATGAAGGTTCATAACCTTACGATTGATAGTAGTCAACGTGATACCACATTGTATCCACACGCAAACAATTATGTCATCACACTGGAAAATCCAATTTATGATATCGAAGAAATAAGACTCATCTCCGGGCGTATACCAACACCTCAGACGTCACCAAATTCTTTAGTTTTAAGGTTATCATCTGGTTCGGATGAATTTAATCAATCTGTCTATATGGGAACATCAAATGAAAGTTCTCAAAAAGGAACTCCGCATTATACGGGGCATATACTATTAAATGGTACAACTGCATTAACATACAATGGTGCCGATGACCCTTTTGTACATCGTTTTCATTCCGGTCCACAAAAAATTATATCGGAACTTGGAATTGAGTTTTTATATATGAATAATGGAGTTCTCACATCTTATAATTTTTCCAATAATAATCATGTTTTGAAATTTGAAATCGTGTGTTCGACGGATAAACTAGAAGGTCTTCCAAAAGTTCCGATTAAAAAAGACGAAGACGAAGATGAGGAAGAGGAAGAGGAATTTATAAGCATTCCTGAGGTGAAGAATGTTTATAGATTCAAGGAAGAATACATTTATATCGCTTTAATTGTTGTAGTTGGATTACTTTTATTATTTTTTATGAAAGGAAAACCAACTAGATACCCAAGAACACTTAGCGAGTGATCGCGTAGACGGGCTGGGCGGGCTTCTTGACGGAGCCGTTGAAGCGAGCGATGACCATGTAAACAATGACGGAGAGGAGGCTGGTGAGAAGGGCGGTGAGCGCGTACTGGGAACCACCGTTCTTGGGAACCTTCACGAGCTGGGTGATGGTCCAACGGATGAAATCCATCCACGACATGGCGGCGGCGAAAGAGAAACCCGCAACGATGGAGTTGAGAGTCTGGGTCTGGAGCTCCTGGGTGACGAGATCGACAGTCTTGATGGCGGAAGAAACAGCGGACATTTTATAATATCCTGAGAAAATTATTCCGGTAACAACTCCTCTTTCTGAACAACTTTTTTAAACTTTTTCTTTTTTATAGTTTTTATTTTAGAAAATATCTGTTCATCATCAGATGAATCTTCACTAGAGCTCGTACCAGAATCATACACTTTAAATTTTGTGTTTGAGAAGGACCATCCCTCCGGCTCAGAGGTGCTCATTACTATTAATAGCATTTTTAAACATCTGTTCTGTCGGATTTTGTGGCACCCAATTTTCCCACCTGTCATATGCCTGGTTCATGAGAGTGAAACGTTCATCATTTCCTGTGTATCTTTCAAATGGAGGACAATCTTCTGGTGAAACTTCTTCAATTTCTTCGTCATCATCTTCCTGTTCTTCGTCATAGATTTCAGGAAATAAACTTCCAATGTCTTGACCCACTGTGTACATCGCAGAATACTTCATCGCATACTCCATGTCTTCCGGAAGAACCGTATCTCTCCCACAAGCTTTGGAATATTCGGCAGCCAAGATCATACTCCTCTCCATCACGGGCATCAAAATTCCAATCATAGTCTGTGTATATTGCTCAGCCATAGCAGAGCCATCGTCACCAAATCCTGTTTGCATATTCATCGTTGATTATTCACTTACTTATCATGAGACTTAGGTTTTTTACTGAGTAAAATTTTTGTAAATAAAACGAAACATTACATTAGAATGAATCTTCAGTTGAGGAAATTCAAACCCGAGACGATTTCAGACGACAGGGTATGTGTTTTTATTGGTAAGCGTAATACGGGTAAATCAACTCTCGTGAAGGATATCATGTTCCACAAGAAACACCTTCCAGCGGGAATTGTGCTTTCAGGAACTGAGGAGGGTAACCATTTTTACTCTGATTTCATTCCAGATCTCTTTATTTATGGAGACTATGATAGAGATGCTATAGAGAGAGTGATGGCTAGACAAAGAAAACTAGTGGGTAATGGAAAAACAAATTGTGGAGCTTTCATGTTATTGGACGATTGTATGTACGATTCAAAGTTCCTCAAAGATACATGTATTAGGCAGTGTTTCATGAATGGACGTCACTGGAAAATCTTTTTCATGTTGACGATGCAGTACGTGATGGACTTACCACCGGCATTGCGTGCTAATGTGGATTATGTGTTCATTCTCAGGGAAAACATTATTCAAAATCGTGAAAAGTTGTACAAATCATTTTTTGGAATTTTTCCTTCATTCGATATGTTCTGTAAAGTAATGGATGCATGTACAGAAAATTATGAGTGTCTCGTGTTAGACAACACAGTCAAGTCTAACAAGATTCAGGATTGTGTATTTTGGTACAAGGCGACAATCAGGAAAAACTTCAGGGTCGGTGGTCCAGATCTATGGAGGTTACATAAAAAGATGTATAATCCCAAGCATCTTCAGCAGAAAGAGGATGATGCTAAAAAGGCGACGAAGAAAACAAATCTCAAGATCACAAAGACGCGTTGAGTGTTGAATTCAAAAACATATGATTATACTAAATGGCTTCAGAACAAGTGAATACCATGAATTTATCCGATGATGGTGAGGGAATGGTTCCTATTAATCAAAATCCATCCACGTCTTTTACACCTGAAAAAAATGTGAGTCAAAGTAAAGAGACGACGATGGATTCTACTCCCATTAATGATATTATGATGGAACCCCCTATGATGACCGACGAGCCTAAGATGCAGGGTATGATGCCCCAGATGACTGCTCCTCAGCCCCAGGGTGCTTATCCCTCTCCCCAGGCTCCTCAGCAACCTGAGAACAAGAACCCCCTTAACCTCACCGACGAGCAGCTCACCGCTCTTTTCGTCGCGGCCTGCACCGCCATTGCCGTGAGCAAGCCCGTCCAAGACCGTCTTGCGACCTCTATCCCCAAGTTCCTTAACGAACAGGGGGGTAGGAGTGTTGTTGGTCTCGGAGCTACCGGTGCCGTCGCGGCGATTGTCTTCTACATCGCCAAGGATTACATCGTCAAGCCCTGATTGGCTGGCGTTTCCCAACCCATATTGCTATAGATAGATGTATCTATACCCAAATAATACGTAATTAGGGCACCCGCTGTGAATGTCCCCACGAGCAAGGCACTCAACTTAAGTTTCTTGCTATTGGAAGCAGCGGGGTCTTTTACAGCCTCTTTGGTATCATCGAATGCCATGTTCAGCAAGTAGGTGAGAATAAAGGCGATAATCGTAGTCGTCAAGAAAAAGACGCGGTCTACTGCAAGACGGGGAATGTTTCCGACGATGAGACGAAGCATGTTTGGAATGACTAAAGTCATCCAGATGATATTTACGATGTAGTTGTTGGAAAGATTCGGCACCATCGACATGCCATAAATAACCATCCAGTACGCCACTGCCATGAGTAGAACACTCACTGGTGTTTTCATTTGATATTTACATAGATTATTTATCCTGAACATGTTCACCACAAAATTCTGTCTTGTTAGGAATCTTTTCATAAATATCTAATTCTATACAAATATCCCGAAGTTCTAGGAAGTTTTTCCAAAATTTTTCGGAATGATCATATTCTTCCACAGTACAATGTGCTAATTCGTGAATGAGTACATGGAAAATTTCATTCGTCTCACCATCGAGACATATAGCAATTTCACCCCCTTTATTGGTGTTGTAACCAACAGCACCATTCATGCGCATAATTCCCGTAATTGGGATACATTCCGTGAGCATGTGAAATTTCTCATTATTCGTCTCCTTTAAATGTTCCCTGAGGATACGATATTTTTCCTTGACTTCAATCAATTTTTCTGGCTCTCGAGTCTGTCGAAGTATCCATATATTTACGATGAGGAGTATAATGAATGCTATCATCTGTTATAGACAAAGATAAATTTACTATACAATTCTGAGATCGGGTTTCCCTTCAAACCCTCCCAAAGTTGTAATACAAACCCCATATCTTCTAAGTGTGTCACGAGTTGATCTTTATACGCAACAGGCTCTGACTTTGGTCCATCCGCGTAATATGGTGTATCAGTCAACTGCACAAATAATTTTTCACCAAACCCACCATTTCCATACTCTTTCATCTTGAAAAAATTCCCCATCTCATCGATGAAAGGTGTTTTGAAAATGATTTTTTCTGAATCAGGTATGATACCGATTAAATGTCCACCAGGTTTCATACGCTTTTTTATTTCTCTGAGAGAATTCATGAACAAAGTTTTTGATGCAAAAATATAATGAAGTGAAAAATTGAAACAAATAATATCAAATTTTCTGTGTGGACAATCATGGATGTCACCTTCATAAAAATTTACTCTCATGTGCATATTCTTTGCACGCGAACGAGCCTCTTCTAGAGCTGATGGCTCCGGGTCACACATGTTAATATTTACCCCACATTTATGCCATTTCTGAAGATCACCACCGAATCCACAACCCACGTCGAGAATGTGTTGGCCTTTATGTGCTACACTTTGGATCAACATTCTCTTCGCCTCATTGTGATTCTTTCGAATCTCTTCCATAGTTCTTATTATCCATTTTCCTTTAAAACACTTAGGTGTATGTAATAACTTAAAGTTTTGTGTATTTATGTAGATATAATGTCTCTTGAAACTGACTACACTACCGTCCCTGGGCAGGTTTTTGCTTGCCTCTCGATTATTGGTCCTGAGGCGCCTCAGAAGAATGATAAGTTTGGTATTAAGATTCGAGGAGCTTTCGCGACCCGTGATGAGGCGGCTAATCATGCCAAGCGTCTCCAGAAGGAAGATCCCACTTTTGACATCTATGTTGTCGACCTCTACAAGTGGCTGTTGATTCCTCCGGATCCCACGAAGATTGAGGATGTACACTACACCAACGAGAAGCTTGAGGAGATCATGACTGGGTATAAGGAGAACCAGGCTCAGGCTGCTCGTATGTTCCAGGAGCGCAAGGCGGCAATGTCCGCGGGTACAAATCAGTTCGCTCCTGGGGATGATAACTCGAAGTTTTACACCAAGCCTGACGAACCACCGATTTCTCATCCAGCTGAGGTTCTCGAGCGTCTCAAGAAGGAAAAGCCTGACACTCCCATGGAGGAGCTCGTCAAGGAGGCTGACGCTATTGTAGCCACTGAGATTGAGGAGCGTCAGAAGAAGCGCGAGGCTGAGGCTTCGACGGAGGGGAAGATGGATGAGATTAAGGAGGAAGAAGGTGAACCTGAAGTCTCATCCGCGTAAATAATATTAATATACAATAAACAAAATGATCAAGATTATTGTCACGATAATTTTGGTTAGTGCATTCTTTATTTTGTTTTTTAATCCATCGTTTGAATTACAAAACAAAAAAGTTGAAAAAAAACCTGAAGCTAGTACTACAGCTGGATTTATAGAAGATACAAGGGATGCGTTTATAATTCCTATGTATCCTACACAGATCATGGATAGGGATATTACCGGTAAAATTAAACCTGTTTATGGTGACATAGGAACATTTGTTCCTTACTCAAGCGTACCGGAGAATCACTGGTTGCATGGTTTTCCCCATAAAAAAGCCTAGGAGAAATACAGCAAATCCGATAATCCAAGTAGATTTGTCAACCTTTTCGAATAAATCAAACTTATCATTTGTAGGTGGTGGTGGTTGCATTGGTGGCTGCATAGGATAATCCATAAAATATTGTGGTTCCTCCTGTACAGGCTCTTCATCCTTCTCATTATTTAAAGGATCCATATTCGGGTTATACTCAATGGGATTTCCTATATCAGTTTCCATTTTCTATAATAGTTTTCGTTTTTTTTAAGCATCTTCTTCCTCACTTTCACTCGCGTCATCGACGATAAAATCCTTCAAGTTGCCATTCTCATCAGCATCACTATCATAGTCGTCTTCACTCTCATCAGAATAGCATTCATCATCTGTATCCAGCTCGGAATCGAAATCAGTGTCATGCTCCTCTGGGGAGTAGTCATCTACGAGATCCTTTTCAGTGGGCTGAAAAAATTCAGGTTTCTTTATCTTACGTCCAGATCGGGTGATCATTTTAGATACTTTAAGTCATTACTGTTTAAGTACCTTTACAATGTCTAAATTCAAACAATGAGCTCTAGATGTATTATTTTTACAACGAGGACATCTCTGTTTGATTTCCTTACCCTTGATAACATAAGACATGACCGCTTCTTCGTGCATTCCTTTGATTGTCTCACAATAATTAGAATCGGTCAACGCAACGAAATTGCTTCTCTCTTTACTGATACTTATAACATGTAAATCAGCGGGTCCACGCATATTCTTTTTTATAAATGTTTCGAGTGGTAGTTTAGCATCTCCATAATTTATTTGAGGTTTCTCTACTCTTTTTTTTATTTCTGGACACTTTTTGATGTCATCTTTTTGGGGATATAAACGTTCTACGATAGAATTTGGAAGTTGATGTCTTCGTCCACAAAAGTCTTTACAGAAACCATCACGCCGACCTCTCAATGTTTCACAAAGACAGAAACATTTTTGAATGATTGTTTTGCCACTGATGATGAACCAAACATGATTAGAACCATGTTCTCGTTTGAGATTTTCACAATATTTTGAAGTTGTCGAAACGAGATATGTATCCTTTTTTTTGAATAATTTTGGAACAAGTGCTTGACTTTGTCCTTCCATGTGTTTACGTATGAATTCTTCAATCATATCTTTGAGCTCTTCATCACGAACTTCATCTTTCGTCTGTGTAGCGGTAAAAGAACCCTCTTTTAAAACCGTAGAAGGTGGTACAACGTGTGTAGTTTGGGGTTCGTTCGTTCGTACTACAGCCATTTTCAAAATATCTAATGATGGTTCTTGACCAACGCGCATGATAGAACTCAAGGGTCCATGATGATACACAAAAATGGGTAGATATGGAAGCTGGTCAATCTTACCTCTCTCACACCCCGAGCAACCCTGACCATCACATGCATCATGTTTCGCCTTCTTGTAAGACCATGGCATCCGAAAACCACTTCCCTTCGTCTTCCGATTAGCATTTCCATATACAGCGGCGTCTATAATTTCATTCCAATCTGTGGTTCTTCCCATGGCTTTCGAAAGTGCGACCAAAATGTGTTCTCGAAGTGCAATAGCAGACTCCTGATCCACCACAAATCCCGGCCAGTTAAGATGCACACCCGTCTTTGTAAGTTCTCCACACAGCTTGGGAGGAGCCACAGAGATAAGACAGTCTTTACCACCATGACGTTTCACCTTATCACATATGACCTTACAAATTTCTTTAATTTCATCGAGATTTAAAGATTCTTTGTCTTTGTAATCGATGTCAACAAAAAAGTTATACTTTTCACTCTTCTGTTCAACAACATATAGTCTCTCACCACCTTTGACAATTTCGATATACTTTTCGTGAAAGTCATTCAATTTATCAAATGGCACGGAAAGGACACCACCGTCCATGAGCACATGTGATAGATTGGTTGCATGATTGAAGTTATGAGTTGCACACCAACTCTTAAACATATTTACATATCAAGTTTATTCTCTAAACCACCTCATACACGAAACATCCCGAAATTCTTTATTTTGAGAAAGTTCCTTTTTTATAGTTAAAAGTTCATAAACCGTTTTCGATTCATTCTCCTTTATCCATTCAGTGACCTCTTCTTCACAATATCCTCTATTTTTTTCGAGGAGTTCTGCGACTTGTCTTAAAATGTAAGCTTTGGACTTCATTATTTTATAGAAAAGGTTTTTCTATTCAAAGAACTTATACACGCGTAAAATTTTGGATTCTTAATGACATTATCGATTATGAGTTTCCAACGCTTTCTTGAGTTAAATTCATCAAGTGTATCATAACTCATAAAATCGTTTTCATCATATGTTTTTCTGATGGGTTGTTTCATAATTTTTTTCAAATTTGTTTTATGTTTTTCATCATAAAATTTCTTTATTTGATTTTGTTGTTCTGATCTTGAAAAATTTACAAAAAATATAAAGACATTGTATTCGAGTTCTACTGTGGAACTCTCTCTAACTGTGAACTTAAATTCAGTGTATTCACCATTTTTTAGGGAAACCACACCTCGAGTCTCTTCCTCGAGTTCCCTGAGAGCACAACGGAGGGGATTGAAAATTTCTCGTCTCCTGCAACCACCTGTGACAAATATCCAATCTTTAAACCGGTAGTCTCTCACCGTGAGAAATCGTGGTTTCCCATCGGCGAAGCTAACCGGTACAGCTATCGCTTTGTACTTTTTCATTGCGCATTCGCAAGTTATAATAAGGCGATATGTTTATTCATTCGATTTTTCCTCTTTAGTCTCTTCCTTCTTTACTGGTTCAGATACAGGTTCAGGTGTGGGTGGTTTCAAATGTTTGACGACCTGTACCGAAAAGTCCTTGAATGAGTTCAACTCATCTTTAGTCTTGTTGAGTTCTTTGAAGAGAAAGATGATACCAGCGGCACATATAATAGTGGCGATCATCATAAGAGTGTCACGGTTGACGGGGATCATATATTTCTATGGTGTGTTTTCTTTTTAAGCAATTGCACCCATCATAGCTTTCCCTGGAATAGGACACTCATATGGCGACTGAGCAAATTGAACGGCTTCGTAATGCGTGTTTTCACAGGACTTATCTGTCGGTGGTGTGGGCTGACCGACAAACTTTTCGAGTGTCCTGGACTTAGGATCGTACGTCAATACAAAAACGATGGCAAGGAGGAAAACAATCTTCCAAAACATAGTTATTATTTAGTTAGAATATAAAAGACCGCCCATACCATTCTCAATACGGAGAACGTTGTAGTTGACGGCGTAAATGTCATCGGTGTTCACAGCTGTGTCGCTGATGATACGAGCCGAATCAAGGCGGGAGAAGTTGAGATTACCCGTGGGCTGGAGCTTACCAGTGTCGAGGCAGAAGGGATAAGTGAAGAGCTTAGCACTAGGGGTCGAGTTACCATGGGAAGTGTGGTAATAAAGGGGAACCGAGGTGAAGTTGGGGTTACCGAATTTGTAGTCAGCGACATCAGTACCGTTGATCTGGAGCTTGAGCTTGTTGGTATCCGTTACGATGTTCACGGCACTCGTGTTCGCCGCCGCGAGATACTTGATAGGGTGGTTGAAGTTGAGTTCCTGGATCTTAGAACTGGAAGCGATCGCTTTCTGAACTTGGGTGATGAGCATATTCTGAGGCTGAGAAGCGAAGACCTCACGCTCCTGGGTGTCGAGGTACGCGTAGTTGGCGTAGACCTCCCACTTATACTCAGTAGCACCAGTTCCCCAAGTGATGCGGAGCTCGACATCGTGGTATTGGAGAGATATGAGGGGGAGAGCCGTCTGCCAGTTCTCACAGAAAGCGAAGCGGAGGGGGTAGAAACGCTCGTGAGTGGAACCACCGTAGAGGTCACCAGCGACCGACTTGGAAGAGGAAGTGGCCGATAGGGTGGGAGCGATCATAGTCGAGTAGAAGGAATCATGGTCATCAATCACCTGACCACCGACGAGGAGCTCCACCTTGGAGATGGCAGTGGTCCAGTCGGGGACAATGTTCGATTGGCTGCCATCAGATTTGATGGGCATGAGGTACACATAGTTGAG